TTATTTTATCAATCTCGTAAATTAGAACAAAATAAAAAAGATAAAAAACCAAAATATTTATCTAAAATAGGAGCTGATAAAACAATATTTAATTTTGATAATATAACAAATGAACTAGACTATATTTTTATATTCGAAGGCCCTATTGATAGTTTTTTTGTAAAAAATGGAGTAGCTGTAGGAGGTATTAGCAAAGGTCGGTCTTGTTTTACTAAGAGACAAGAAACACAAATACAACAATACCCTTTTCATAAACGAATTTGGGTGTTAGACAATCAATGGTGTGACGAGACTGCAAAAGAAAAAACCAAATCTCTTCTAAGTCAAGGTGAAGAATGCTTTATCTGGCCTATAGAATTTAAACAATATAAAGACTTTAATGACATTTGTATAAAAATAAACCGTGATAAAATTTCATCACGGTTTATAATTAAAAATAGTTATAGTGAGCTTAAAGGAAAGCTGTTATTATCTCGTATATAATTACCAGTGTCTTCGATCCGCACCTGCGCGCCTTCCACCACGACGATTACTACTAACACCGGTTGATGGAGAAATCGCTACTGGAGTATTTACCGGGGTACCAGCAGAAGCAGCCACCCTCTGCGCCTCAATCCAAGCAGCTAATTCTTTCTCGGCAGCTTTTCGTGCTGCTTTCGCTGTATTATACACCTCTTCAAGTCGATCGACTTCAGCTTGCTCGGCGTCTGTCATCTTAGGATCATCTGGTCCTGGAATCGCTTCTTTCCAAGTTGTACGTGCTGTAGTTGCCGCTGCAGTTAAGTCATCTACCTTTTTAGTTAATTCTGCTTTTGTTGCCATAATCTTAATTATTTATGTTTTTCTATATATAAGTTTTTGAAAATCTGATTCAAACTAGCTAATCGTTCACAAATATCTAGAATCTCTGATTTAGTAGCATCTGATACTCCATCAAAAATTGTCCCGGTTTTATTATCTGTTCGTAAATACCCTAACACACTATCAGTACCACCGTTTAAATAGTCAACAACTTCGTCAATATTATCAACCCACTCTTGTAATTGAGATAGCTCATTCGCAGTATTCGGTTGATTGTCTTGTATATCTTCAAAATCGCTAGCGTTATCTGGTTCGTCTAAACTACCTGCAAACGACTGGGCATCATCCGCTGGATTTGCATCAACTGCTGGAACCTCATCTTCTTTTAATACAGATAAAAATTTATTTTCAAACTTTCCCATGTAACTATTTATTAAATACTTATGATGAAAGGCATACTTTTCGAAGATTTATATATGTACACCAACAAGTATTGGAAGGATGTTAAGTCTAGACACGTTCGACCAACTACTAAAACTCTTGCTGACATCGCAAAATCGAGTCCAGAAACATATAATAAAGTTAAAGCAGACCTAGTACCGTTCCCTGGTGATCATGCGGTAGAACAATTAGGATCAGCATTTAAAAGTATATCTGACGCTACTTATCTTTTGAATCAATTATTCGAAAACCCTACTGTTCGTTCGGACGAAAAAACTAAATTATCCGTAAATAAGAAGTTGCAAAAAATTCAAGATATCATAAAATCGGTAGCGGACGATTTAGATCATGATGGCGCAAATAATTCGTAGTTTAATTTTTTTAATAATAATTTCAAGTAGCATAGGAGGTATATATTATTTCTTTAACCCTACACTAATCTCTTTTATACAAGCATCTATTTTTGCATGTGCTGTACAAATAATATTTTTTATATTATACAATAATATACTTAGATATATCGCAAGACTACAACTCGAAAAAGAAGCATTATCTCTAGCACAACTCGCAAGTAAAAACATGGTAATGATTGAATGTCAGGGTTGTAAGAAAGTAAACAATATTAGTATTGACCTTACAGAAGAAAATACGTTTGAATGTGATAAGTGTAACGCAGAAAATAAAGTACAAATAGATATAAGCACAATACTACCGACAAATATAATATATGATAAATAAGACAGAAACAGAAACAGACTATTCACCACTAGCTCGGTGGATGTGTCTATACGAAGCAGTTAATATTATATCCGACAAAGCAGAGAAAACTGGATATACTAAAGATTGTTTAAAACCAATTCCAATTAACAAATATATTAACGAGAGATATCACTCTGTATTAAAAGATATAGAGTACGAATATAAGCAAGAGAAACTACAGTCGACTGTTAATAGTAGTCCCCATATACATCGTCATTAGTCCCGTAGTCAAAATATGTTGACTGTTCGGTATCTAAATCATTGATATAATCTGTTTCTATAGCAGTAAGTGGTCCAACTCCGGAAGCATCTGTAACCATGGTAGAACCAGCCTCTGCAGGTATTCCTGGTAAGAATGTATGGTCGTTCCGACGAGCTTTTAATTTAAAGACATAATGGCCTTGTAATTGATTTATCTCACCAATCAATTCATCCATACGCTCAGTAACTTCAAATATTTTACCATCGCGACCACCAGTTCGATCATCACCATACTCAGTTAATTGAAAGGCATCTCCTGCTTTTGGTAATGAAGCAGAAACTGAACCAGCATAAGATGATATATTTTGTTGAAATGTTTCTATATCTATTACTGCGTCTATTTCATCATCTGAAATCAGACCATATTGAGAATACGTAAGAGAACCATCTGTTAAATTCATTAACATTACAAATGTGGCTTTAGGATGATATCCTTGGTGGGTATTTTCTCCATAAACTTTATCAGTCGCACTAAGAGCAAAATCGCGAACATAATAATCTATTTTTGTTCCGTATAATCTTATTTGCTCTTTCCACCATCTTTTATATGTTTGAGCCCTTTCATTAGTACCACTTAATTTATAATTAAACCGGGTAGTATTTTCAGCGTCTTCATAATACTTTACTGCACTAATTGTCGTTGTAAGAAATGCTCCCATTATTTTTTAATATAATATTTATTATCTGCAATATAAAACGTTATACCTGTATTACCTAAATTACGGGAACCTATCTCTTCTAGATCGGTAATTTCAAACATGTTTTTTACTGATTGTACTTCTTGGTCATCTAACAAAAATAGACCTGATTGCATATTTTTAAGAGTTTCTAATTTTTTTGGATAATTTGGATCAGCATGATGAACAGCTGGTAAGAGCTTATTATCTTTTGCCCCAGTAGATCCTCTAAATCGCCTACTACCTAATATATTTCTCACTTTGACAAGCTCTAATACTCTCGTCCGACGTGGTTGCCTAAGAAGCTCTAGAAATATCTTTTTAAACATTTTAATTATTTAATAAAAAAAGCCCCCTGCAATGCAAGGGGCCCTTTAAAGGTTTTTTTATATTTGTCAGTTAGACGGCTTGTTTACCAGGTTTCCCAGAATTCTTAGCAACACCAGGCTTTTTACCATCACCTGTCTGCTCCGTACCTTCCTTGTCTGTAACAGGAACGGCTCCATCACCAGAACTCTTACCACCTAAACTATCAGCAGCAGGATCTGTAGTCTTACCACCGCCGTCAGAAGGATCAGTACCAGGCTTCTTACCGTCACTAGTTTGTGTAGTATCCTCTTGGACACTATCTTCTAGTTCGTCGGTATCGGCTAACGGATCCTCGGCGTCAATGTCGCCAAGATCTTCGTCATCTGATGGAAGCTGATCAACAACAGCTTTAAGAGCCGCGGCTTGATCTGGTGTTAATGTTACTGTGACTTCCTCGCCACCTTCGTCGCCGAATTCATCACCAGCAGCAGGATCGTCGTCACCTGGGATACCGAGTTCAAAGTCGTCGTCTTCACCCATTACGCTCTCGTAGAGCTTATCAAATATTGATTTATCTTCTGACATAATATTACCTTTGTTACAAGTATTTATGCTCTCTTTTGTAGTTTTATCCGATTTTTTAGAATCTTTTTCTTCTCCCTCTACCGGATCTTGTAATTGATCTTTTGTTTCACCGACATCTTTACTCTTTTCATCAGCCTTTACTTCACCTTTTGGACGTTGAGTTTTTGAATCTACCTCAGATACCTTCTCATCTGGCTTCTTAAAATCCTCACCAGTAGCTTTCTCCTTGACACTCTTAACACCGAAGTTCTTAGATAAGCTCTTCTCATAATCGCCCATTATATTACTAATCGCATCGTCTTCCACGGTCTCATCGACAACATCTTCTGTCTCTTCCGCAGGAACGTCTTCACGATCCTTCTTTTTCTTAGCGACTGCAGAAGTGGCTTCACTTACTGTCTCTGTGTCTTCGGTAACTACTTCGTCCTTCTTTGCGGGCTCATCGGTAGCTACCTTCGACGACGCTTTCGCAAAGGCCTCATTAATAGAGAGTAAATCTTTGCTGTTCATGTAAATATTTATAGTGCCCAGGCAAAAAAAAGAGGATAAATTTTATTTAGGTAATAAAAACTTACCTAACGCAAATATG